AAAGGTTAAAGCAACTTAACCCTGTTAGATTTAATTTTACTCGCCTTCCTAATGAAACCGTAGATGGCTTTCTTGCCCATGAGGTACAGCCGATTGTACCAGAAGCTGTTGTCGGAGAAAAAGATGCTGTAAATGAGGATGGTTCTATTCAATCACAAAGCATTGACCAAAGCAAACTGGTTCCGCTACTCGTGGCAACAATCCAAGAACTTGAGGCTCGTATAGCCGCACTTGAGTCCTAACTTACAGGAGAATAAAATGGACGAACTTACAGCAGAACAAATCGCACAGAACTACACCGCTATGGGTCATTCCGTGCAACTCATCACAGACGTTATTGCAGGTGATGCAATGGCAGACGATGATGCAGAAGAACGTCAGGGTTGCGTAGACCGCAATGTTGAGCATCTGCAACTGATGGTGGCAAAGGACTACTGGACAGATGAGGATATGACAGCAGTGAACGCCGCTATCACGGCTGGCAACGGGTACACAGCAAGCTAATGGCAAAGCCAACAGCAGCATCTGTACAGGCCCAGATTGACACCCATGAGGCGGTCTGTTCCGAGCGATGGAAGGAAACCATCCTGCGTATCAAGCGCATTGAGACCTTAATGATAACCACGGCTGGCACTACGATTGTCTTGCTCCTTGGCATCATATTGAATGGCAACTAAGGACGACCACTAACCATGTGCGGAATAATATGGGTCTCATGTCTTAGACAAATGGAGAGCCTCCCACATGGAAAAGTACAATCTAAAAGGCCCGCAAGTGCGCCGTCCCATGAACAAAAAAGGTCATGGTTCAGTCATCGCTGGCAAAGCACCCAAGCGCAAAGCACGGGGTCTCAAGAAATAAATGAAGCCCAATGCCAAGCTCAAGGCTGTCAAAGAGCTTCAAAAATCCAATGGCTGGCGCGTTATGGTCGAGGTGATGCAGGAAGAAATCCTTGCATCAGCTATGTCCATTGCAGACTCAGCCAAAATGGATGTTGACGAGATCAACTTCCGGCGCGGCTCGATATGGGCCGCAAAGCAACTTCTCGATATGCCGATACGTCTGCAAGTACGTCTTGAGTCTGAAGCAGCCTTAGACGCTGTGGACGACAACAAGAAGTCTGCCGATCAATAATACCCAATCATCATTAAATCGCCCCGCCGAGGCTGGGCAAGGAGAACAAAATGGCTACACAGAACCCCCAAGATCAAGCCGCAATGATTGACGCCATTGCCGCGCAAACTATGGGCGTTGAACCCGCAGTGCCGCAACAGGCCGCACCTGCACCAGAACTAAAGAAGGACACCGCCGCAGACACTGCCGCAGAACAGGGTAGTCCTGAAACAGAAGGCGACAAGATGACCGCCGAGGCTATCGTCTATGAAATCGACTTCGGAGAAACAGACGCAGAAGGCAACAAGAAGCAGCGCAAGCTGACCCCACAACAAATCAAGTCTACCTTTGAACGCTACTCGGCGATGAACTTCAAGAACGCCCAGTACAAGCCGATCACAGACGTGATCGAAAACTACATGAAGGCCAATCCAGGCGCGACACCAAAGCAAATCGCAGAACAGCTTGAGAACATCTCCAAAGCTGGCGAATCTAACCCGACTATGGGCAACACAGACGGCGAAAAGTCCATGTCACCAGATGACATGAGCAAAGCTCTGTCCAAGTGGGAAGAAGACAACGCCGCCACACTACCTCCTGGCTACAAGGAGATGATGACTGCTAACGGTTCCGGCATGGCAGACATGCAACGCGCATTGGCTGAAACCCAGAACATGCTCAAGATGGTCTTGGCAAACTCTCAAGGCGTCGCAGACGCCGCCGCAGGAGAAGTGCAGAACGCTCAGAACCAGCAGATCAACGCAGTCCGTGGACAGATCGCCAACAACATTGATCGTGTGCAGCAGGCACTTGGCCTCCCAGACTCCGCCGCAGACGACTTTATGGTCTTCGCAGCAGAGCGTGGCTTTACAATGGAAGACTTCGTCGACCCTCAGATGACCGTCAAAGTCATGCAAGACTTCAAGAACAATATGGATAGCCCAGAGATGGAGCGTATGCGGAACATCGCGCAACGCCGCCAAGCCTTTACAGGCTCACTTGGCGCAACCCCATCCTCATCTGGAGGCGCAGCCCCAACGCCAGAGGCAAGCACGTTTGACCAGTTTGCTGCATCAGCGATGGCGAAACGCGGCATCTCATAATGCCCCCGTTCCCAATTACCGTTGTTGATATGGTTCAGATTGGTTTGATTTTGCTTGTCTTGTACCAGATTAAAAAATGAGTAAGTGGGATATGCACAACAGGACAACTTCTCTTCAAGCGAAAAAAAATCGCTTGAAGAGGACGAACACTGGAACAAAACCAGATACATTAAGAAATGTACCGTATCGCGCTACGGCTCGTTAGTACATTAGGGCAAGCGATGGACAGACCCGCACTGCTCGACCAAACCCGAACGTAACCTCTTGCCATGAAGGAGTAATTCAATGGCTATTCAAGGTATGCGCGGAACTGGCGAGTTTACCTCCGATTTCCGCCCCAAGAACTACCGTGAGCTTTTCACGCTTCTCGAACCAAACGGCAACGCACCGCTTAACGCTATGCTTGCAATGGGTTCATCCGAGCCAACAGACGACCCTGAGTACAAAAACTTTCGGGATGAACTTCCTGATCGTACTCTGACCGTCAACGGCGCAGTCGCAAGCACCAGCACTGCAAGCATCACTATTGATGCAGCAGACGACAACAAGTTTGCTATCTCTGGGTCAATCATCATCAACCAGACAACTGGTGAAGTGATGCAGGCAACCGCAGACACCACTGGCACAACACTGGCAGTAACCCGTAACATTGGCGGCACCAGCCACCAGATTGCGGACAATGCTGTACTGTTTGTTGCTGGCTATGCGGCGGCTGAAGGCGCGACCTCTCCAACGGCTATCACATTCGATGCCACCGTAGTCTCGAACTTTACTCAAATTTTCCGTACCGCGTTTCAGGTATCGAACACTTTGGGTAGCACTCACCTGCGGACTGGCGACAAGATGGACGAGTCAATGACTAAGGCTCTGAAGCTCCACATGTCAGACATCGAACGTGCTATGTTCTTTGGACGCAAAGTCGAGTCTAACGGCTCAACTTCAGCACCTACCCGCTACACTGGCGGCCTGACCAACAGCTTGACCAATGTCGTTGACATCCAAGCCAGCTATGCCTCACACGGCGGCTCTGGCGCGGGTCAAATGACTGAGGCTGGCTTCGATAGCCTTCTGATTTCGACCATCTTTAAGTATGGCTCGAAGCAAAAGATCGCTTTCGTTGGTGAGACTGTTGCGGCAACCCTTCAAGCAATCGGTAAAGATCGCTGGAAGCCAACCGCAGTAGAAGGCGCATACGGTGTGAACCTCACACAGTACAGCACCTTTGCTGGAGACCTGATGATCCACCTGCACCCGCAGTTCCGTCAGCTCGACCATATGAAGTCTGCAATGGTTATTGTCGACTTCCCTTACCTTGTGTACCGCTACCTTGAAGGTCGCGATACGCAGCTTCTTGAGAACCGCCAAGCGGTTGATGCAGACAGCATCAAGCACGAGTACCTCACTGAGTGTGGTCTTGAGCTTCTGCAAGATAAGGTTCACGCCTACATCACAGGCTGGACTTCTAAGTAAGGACGACCAACCAGTTCTTATGAGCGATTATAAGGGGGCGTTAATCGCCCCCTTATTTTTTGGAGGACTAAATGGCAACAGCAAAGAAATCACCAGCTAAAAAAACTGCCAAGAAGACCCGCGCCCGCACTGATACTGGCGCATTTATCGCAGACGACCCAAGCACCCCAGACGTAAACGAGGCATGGGTCGAGGAAGAAGTGGCTGGTAGCAGGCCAACCAAGGGCTTCACTTACTATGAAAGCCGTGAACAAGAGCCGTCATCCTTTGACTGTGCAGACATCAAACCAACCCGCAACTTCTCTACTGGCCGCCTTGAATGGCGAGTGGCAGACGCCGATGTGAAGCGATTTGAGTCACACTTTTTCTTTAGGAACGCTCGCGTCGTAAGGAAGTAAACATGACAACTTACTATCTACCGAATGGACAGCCTTACACAGGTGAAACGCATGTTATGGATGGTGGTGTTCGCATGTCAGGCGCGACCCACACTGCCAACAGTGAGGTTCTCGTAACTGAAAGCAGCAACTCCAATCCACATATCAAAGATGGCCGCAGCCCTTTGCAGACGCTGTGTATGCAGGCTCTTAGACGTTACGGCGAGTTCTCCCCTGGCACGGTAGATGGTGACGTCCTTCTCATGTTCATCGACTTTGCAAACATGGTGATCGACGACATTCGGATGCACCCATATGCGCCAACATCGTCAACGATAAACGCTAATGGCACTACGACAACTGTGCCAGTGACCTTCAACTATTACGAAAGTCTGTCGGATACACGGGACATTGACGACATCATTATCGTCCAAGGTCTTCTTTACCACTACGCCATGCAGCAGGGCAGTGAGAAGCTACAGATGTACATGCCCATGTATCATCGCACCTTAAACCAGCAACTCTGGCGCAGGCTGAACGGCTACACTGTTCGCTACAAAGAAAACACTGATTACGACCTGACCGAACCATACGGTCAGCTTCAGCTTCTTAACATCAACAACAGTAGCAGCGACTCGTCTTACTAATGACAAGCCCGATAAAATCACCGAGTGGCGTAAAAACTAAAGCCTACTCCTACGAGAACTTTCAAGGTCTCGACACATCGAGGGACATCACGTCCCTCGATACGGGTAAGCAACAACATCTTTCTAAGATGGTGAACGCCACCTGCGACTGGCGCGGGCAGATGGTTCGTGACCCTTCCGCAAAGTTTCGCAAAGGCGATTTCGTCACAAAGCACCTCAAGTTTTTTGCGGACAACGAAACCGTATGGGCAGAGCAGACTGGCTCTGGGATCACACTTCGATCTGACAGGGATCACACTTTAGTTGACGCTCACCCGACATCAGCCATTGTAGCATCGACTGTGTTCAACCAAGCTGTGCAGTTCACTTCTCGCTTCAGGCCAATGTACCGTTACAACGGCGTCAACTTCGAGCGTAACCAGTCCCCCTCAATAAACAATATGCTTCCGGCTTACTGCGCGTCTGTACAGCGACGTCTGGCAGTTGCAGGCATCCCTGGCCGCGAAACCCAAATCCATTTCAGCCGTGTCGACCAAGACGAAATCTTCCCAGACGATGAAGAAGACGGCAGCACAAACGTA